ATGACGTGGAAAGCAATCAATGAACATTACGGGGATAGGTTAGAGGATAGATTCAGGGAGATGTTTTACAAGGTTGAAATAGTGGGGGAAAGCAAGAGATGAGGCACGGAAGTTTATTCTCAGGTATAGGAGGCTTTGATCTTGCTGCTGAGTGGATGGGTTGGGAAAACATATTTCATTGCGAGTGGAATGAATTTGGACAAAAAGTTTTAAAATATTACTGGCCTAAGGCTATAACATACAATGACATTACAAAAACAGATTTCTCTATTCACAGAGGAACAATTGACATCCTCACAGGAGGTTTCCCATGCCAACCGTATTCATCAGCAGGAAAGCGACTTGGAAAAGAAGACGAACGCCACTTGTGGCCTGAAATGCTTAGAGCAATTAGAGAAATTCAGCCGCGTTGGGTTGTGGGCGAAAACGTTCGCGGACTTACTAATTGGAATGGAGGGTTGGTATTCGATGAGGTGCAAACTGAGTTGGAAGCTCAAGGCTACGAAGTCCTGCCGTTTCTACTTCCAGCTTGTGCCGTCAACGCACCCCATAGAAGAGATAGGATTTGGTTTGTTGCCTACAGCAACAGCTCAAGACTTCAAAAGGCGAGGGCCGAACAGCAAACAACAAGGCTTAAGCAACACCGAGAATTGGATTGGAATGCTACCAACTCCAACAGCAATGGACTCAACAAATGCAACTGCAACAATGAAATCAACACAGGTGAAGGAAGGATCAATGCATTCAGTGACATTAACGAGAGCAATGGCAATGGGGATGTTGCCGACACCAATAGCTGGGGATTGGAAAGGTCAACTGAGGTCGGATGGCACAGCGAATATGTTATCAGGAAAGATGGCATTACTTCACAAACAAGGAATGCTACCAACACCGAGAACATCAGACGAGAGGATGCATTGGAAAACGGAGAATTGGAAAGGGGACGATTTAGGCAGTCACATCAACGAAATGCTTGGGACTCGTTCCCATCTGTCTCCCCAATTTGTAATGGAGATGATGGGCTTTCCGACAGACTGGACGGAATTACCTTTTCTAAATGGAGAAACGAATCAATCAAGGCTGGGGGAAACGCCATAGTTCCGCAAGTAGCATTGCAAATTTTTAAAGCAATAGAAGCGTATGAACTACAAACACATTGACAACATGACTATTGAGGAAGTAATCTTCTACGGTCAGAGATTAAAGTACCACCTTTTACCAAAAGCAAAGGAGTATGTTAAAATAGCTCCAGTACATGAGGTTATTGGAATAATGGAAACAATAGTAAAGGGTGAGATAATGGTAGAAAAATTAAGACAAAAATATATAACATGGACACATTCACAGCAGCCTTAGACATTTTAACCGGCAGAGGCTTCCCCAACGCCTTAGAGATAGCCAACGAAATTGAATTTCAAACACGATTAAAAACCATTGAACGTCCGAAAACATTTGAGGATGACAAACAACGCCTATTTGAAATAATCAAAGATTACGTGCCGACATACTGCGCAGGGAAGAATCCCATTCAGAATAAATGGGGCGAAACAATCGGATATAAAGAGCAACGCGAAAGGCTATCAATTGAAGCGGTAAATTCTAAATGCCGCAAACAAGAGTTAGTTATGGTAAGGCAAATAATGATGTACTTTCTCAGGGAAAAATCGCACTACGGTTTGAAGCAAATAGCCTACTCATTTGGGGGGCGTGATCACTCCACCGCGATACATTCTAAGGACACGGTAATAAACTACATGGACGTGGATAGGAAGTATAAGGCAATGATTGAGGAGATAGGACGGGCTTATTTAGAACGGTTCTAAATTACTAAAAGTGCTTGCAGAAATGGAAAAGGGGTAGTATTTTCGTGCCATACTTAACAACATGAAAAACACAGAATACAGCGTTATTGAGAACGCAATCCAAACACAACTGCCTGACGGATACAAAGAGTTAGCATTGCAGAACCTAAGACCTAATCACAGCGAATACAAACCACTTACTTCTAATATTGAAGATTGTTTGCCTATTGCTTTTCTATGGTCTAAATCGCCACAAGGTTACAAATTTTGGCGAGGTGTTCAAAGGCACTTTATATGGCAAGTTGAAAAGACAATAAAAGACAAAGACGGCAAAGTGATTGAGGTTATACCCGCACATTATCCAGATTTGCCTTCGTTACCATAAAATTTTGTTTTGCATGACAATCCGCCCGCCCGATAAGCCCCTCCGCTATCGGGTTAAGGCGGTGAAAACCTATGACAGATTACATTAAATTCCTAGAATCAAAACGACATACAATAGGAGAGTTTGGTTTTGAACCTAACTATTACCCTAGTATGGCTTTTGATTTCCAATGCGCAATAATAGAAAAGGCAGTAAAAAAAGGTAGAATGGCAGTGTTTGCTGATACTGGATTGGGTAAAACATTAATTCAGTTGTCAATTGCTCAGAATGTTGTCAATCACACAAATAAGCCAGTGCTAATATTAACCCCTTTGGCGGTTGCATTTCAGTTCATTTTAGAAGCTGAGAAAATGGGTATTGATGATATAGAGTATTCAAAGGACGGCAAGCACACAAAGAAAATAGTTATCTGCAATTATGAACGCCTGCATTATTTTGATAGTTCTGATTTTGTAGGTGTTATCCTAGATGAAAGTAGCATTTTAAAGAACTTTGACGGCAAAATAAAGAACCAAGTAAACACATTCATAAAGAAGATACCTTATAGATTTTTAAGCACTGCTACCCCTTCGCCAAATGATTTTATAGAATTGGGCACTAGCAGTGAAGCATTAGGATATATGGGGTACATGGATATGCTTACAAAGTTCTTTAAGAACAACCAAAACAGCGTAGACAGCAACAATAGAAATATAGGCGAAAAGTTCTATTTAAAGCCACACGCGGAAAAAGATTTCTTTGCATGGGTTAACCAATGGTCTATAATGGTAAAGATGCCTAGCGATATTGGATTTTCAAACGATAGGTACAATTTGCCACAGCTGATAGTGAATAAACACATTGTCAAGAATCAAAGCTTAATAGATGTTAATGGTCAAGTTCAACTATTCACACCAATAGCAAAGTCAATGACAGAGGTAAGGCATGAGCAAAAGCAAACAGAGGAAAAGCGATGCGAAAGGGCTATCGAATTAGCCAACGGCAAAACGTCTGTTTATTGGTGTAATACTAACAATGAAAGCGCAATATTAAAGAACGCGGATTCTGAATCGGTAGAAATTATAGGCAGCCAATCAATAGAGAAAAAAGAAGAAATACTTTTGGCGTTTGCAAATGGCGAAATCAAAAGGCTAATAACTAAGGCCAAAATGACTGGCATGGGTTTGAATTGGCAGCACTGCAATCATTCTGTATTTTTCCCAACATGGAGTTATGAGCAATATTACCAAGCTATAAGAAGGTTTTGGAGATTTGGGCAAAAGAATGACGTTACTATTGATATGGTAATCTCAGACGGTCAAACCCGTGTAATAGAAGCACTACAGCAAAAGACAGAGAAAGCTATTGAGTTATACGAAAACCTAACTAGGAACGTAAACCAAACATTTGAGCACAAAGTAAAAGAATTCAATAAAGACATAGTAAAACCTAAATTCATATGAAAGTAAAAGACCAACTTCACACCGACCGCTATTCAATCTATAACTCAGATTGTATGTTAGTAATGCCTACAATACCAAACGACAGTATTGATTTATCGATATATTCTCCCCCGTTTGCAGGGCTTTACAACTACAGCAGCAGTGAACACGATTTCAGCAACTGCGAAAGCAAAGAGCAATTCTTAGAGCAGTACGAATATCTTATTGCAGAGGTGGCGCGTGTCACTAAAGCGGGCAGAATTACCGCAGTACATTGTACGGATGTGTTTGATAATACTTGCAGGCTTTGGGATTTCCCCAATGAGATAATCAGACTGCACGCGAAATATGGTTTTGAGTACCGCAATAGGATAACCATTTGGAAAGAGCCGTTGAAAGTTAGAATGCGAACAATGGTTCAATCATTGATGCACAAGTTTATTGTAGAGGATTCGACAAAGTGTTTTACTGCTATGCCTGACTATGTTTTGGTATTCACTAAAAAAGGCGAAAACCAAGTGCCAGTGACTCACCCGTTTGGAATTAATCATTATGCAGGTGAAACGCCAATTTTGCCAAACATATTGAACGCATGGAACAACGCAAACAATAGCAATCTAAACGCGGAGCAGCTTTGGCAACATCTGAACAGCATTAACGAAGACGACAAGGTTACAAAGTTGAATCATTACATTTGGCAGCGTTATGCGTCTGCTGTGTGGGATGACATTAGAATTGACAACGTTTTGCCCTTTAGAGATAGCAAAGAGGAAGACGACGAAAAGCACGTCCACCCGCTTCAATTAGATGTAATTGATAGGCTTGTAGAATTGTATTCAAATCCTGACGAAGTTATTTTAACGCCTTTTATGGGTGTAGGTAGCGAAGTATTTAGCCCCGTGTCTATGGGTAGAAAAGCTATAGGCATAGAGTTAAAAGATAGCTATTACAAGCAGGCTATTTTGAATATGAAAGAAGCCGAAAAGAGATTTAGAAAAGTAGAAAAAACAATAGAATTATTCTAATGAAAACAATTAAAGAATGGTTAATGGATTTGCCTGAGCCAGTAAGAAGTAGGGCTTTGAAGTATGGGCAAGAATTGCATTGGACAAACCAGAATAGCTTAAAAGCAGCTTTATCAACAGCCTTTGCATGGGATGAAACAGAAGAAGAATCAAAATATTGGGTATATGTTTTCAGGGGTGAATACAATGAAGCCGAAGCGTTATTGCACCCCGACACCCGCAAACAAAACAGCCGTGAAGCGCACGAAAGCGTAAATAAAGAAAAGGTGCAGCAGGTTATACTTGACACCCTCTTTTCATGCAAAACACTTAGAGCAGAAGGCATGACTAAGGATGAGATAGCAGACCACAGCAGACTTAAACCTGAGCAAGTGCATAAGCGCATGAGTGAGTTGGAAAAAGCGGGCAAGGTAAAGCCTAACGGAAAGAGAAAAGGAGCATCAGGAAGGAATCAAACAATATGGAAACTAATATGAACGATATAATTAACAACCCAATACAGCCTGACGAAATCGAATGGAGAGTTCAGTCAGCAAAAGACGGCAAAATGACCATAGTGCCGTACATTACTAACCGTTGTGTGATGGATAGGTTCGATAACGCCTTTGGATCATGGAATTGGAACTCAGAGTTCCGCGAGATTGATAATGGCTTTATTTGCCGTTTAACGGTTCGGTTTAATGGTGAAGCTATCTATCGTGAAGACGGGGCAAGCAAGACGGGTATAGAGCCTGAAAAGGGTGGTATATCTGACGCGATGAAAAGAGCAGCGGTGCAGTTTGGATTAGGTCGCGGGCTTTACAAATACCCAAGGGTTGTAATTGCAGACGGGAACAAGTATATCCCTAATTGGGCATACCCTAAATTGAATCAACTTGTCAAATGGCTTAACGATGGTAATACAAAGGATTACGTTTTACTTGAAAACAAATGAATAAAGTAACTAAACCCCGCAACTTTGTACACATGACCTCACAAGATTGGGCGTTGTACATGACACACTTTGAACCTGAAACAAGGGAAGAAGCGGAAGAATATTTGAACGACTTACTCGCCTACTCTAAGACTGGCAACCTTGAAAGCGGTATCGCAAAAGTAAGGGTAACACGCCTATTGAATGATTACCCCGATTTGGACGGGGTTAAGGTGAGTAAGATAGAGTTTAACGACAGATTTGAGCAGGGAGGATATTTTAGGCATGAAAACAGTAACGCCATTTAACCAAATAGAACCTGAGTTGTTATCCATGCAAAAGTTTCTTGAAATGGAATACGACACCTCAAACGATGAAATGGTATTAACCCGTGCGCAAAAATTGGAACATATTGTTGCAAGGTCGGGTAAGTTATGCGCGGATGCACGTTATCACAGAGATGTAATGACAAGCACGGCAATTATGGACACCTTGAAGGAATCACTTGCACAAGGGGGTTACTCGCCTTCACTGATTAACAAAAAGGTGGATTCCCTTTGCATGGATTTTAACTATATTGAAAAGTGGGCAGAAAGGGTGAATAGGACAAGTACACACCAGTTAGAGTTTTCTCGGACGGTGATAAGTAACAACAAGGCGAAGCGTTCACTTATTTAGAATGATTCTAAATTATAAAAAGTGCTTGCAGATTTAAAAAATAGTATTACCTTTGCTTCATACTTAACAACGAAGATATGATAATCACAACAGTAAAAAACGCAAAATTTGACACAGGAAAGCCTGCAAGGTCTAATACAATTATGTATTTAGATGATAATGGAAATCAAGTAATGGATAAACTTAGGTTAACTGGCAATATGACTATTGTAGTAGAATTTATGGAGCAAGTATCAATGATAGAAGTAGAGACATCGTTTGGATTACAGGAAGTGAACGAGGACTTTATTTGGCAATAACCTTTAAACCCGACACCTAATTAGGTGTTAAGTTCCACCCGCCTCGCTGCCAAAAGTAGCGGGGTTGCGGTGGTGAAAGACGTTCTTATAAATGGTCAGGTGGCGGAATGGTAGACGCATATCCTAATTACATTGAGATGGTGGAACTCAATTACTCGGATATACCACTTGCAGGTTCGAATCCTGTCCTGACTACAACTCAGCAGAATGCCGTTAAGGTGAATATAGGGTCTGCACACCCCGCCCCGTTCAATTCAGTTTGTTCGGGGTTGTGGTGGTAGAATGGCAGGAAGAAAGAAAAAGGAGAATATGGCGGTGCTGTATAAGCGCGTACCATTGAGGCTAAAGGCAGAACTACAGAAAATTGTAAACGAATATGTAAAAAAGCATGA